AGAAACGAAAAAACGTTTGCGCGCAAACGTCCCTCGAAAGTTGTCTGACATCTTGACAGTTGTCTATACAAGATGTAAAATAAACCTATGCAGAACTTACCGCGATCAACTGTCACAGGCAGCACGCCGGAGTCGGAGCCGGCAAAATGGGAGCGACGCCCGCCAGGTTGGGGTATAGCTGCAATTTACGGGTGTCGTTGCAATAGCAACGGGTGAAAGCGACCATCAACTCAGAGGGGTGGTCGCTTTCGCGTTTAACCCTCACGATTCGTAGAAAAATTGTCCGGCAATATATTTACCGCCGGATGCAGTCCAGGATGCGCCGCCAACAGTCGAGTAAAATGATACCAGAGACGCTCCGGCATATATCTCCTGCAGGCCCCATACGTGCGCCGCGCCGTTATCGACAATCCGGACCGGCAGTTGAAGCGCCACCAGGTCTTTCAACGCGTAGGGTAGGGTAAACGAGGTCGCCGTACTATTGCTGGTGCCAAGAATATAATATTCGACAATAACCAGGTTGCCGATTTTAAGATAATAGATCTGTTTGTAAGTATAAGTGGTCCAGCCAATGATGGTGGATATGGCGCTGTAATCCGTCCAGGGGACGGTAGCCGGCGTCTCCAGGATCTCCAGGTTCTCGACCCGCTTGCTCAACTTATCCAACAACCTGACGATTTGCTCATCCATCAGGAAACCTCCGTCTCGACTTTGCAGTCCACCGTCTCATCCCCGTCATCGTTCAGCTCCAACCGTACCGCCCGGATCATCCCGCCAAACTGGAAGCCTCGATATTCCACTGTCACCTTATCCCCGAATTGCCAATCGATCCCATAGCGCGTCTGTTCAGTATCCAGCAGTGCTCCGGAAAAGCGCAGGCGTGGACGGCTGGCTTGCAGCGCCGCATCGCCTTTGGCGGTCAATCCCGCCGTGGAGGTCTCATTGCGCGCATCCACAAACACTTCCCGCCGGTTCCATGGGCTAACCCCAATGCGCGCCGCGTCTTGTCTCTCTAACGTGTTACGGTCGCTGCCTTCACCCTGGCCGCCCACGTAAACGTAATTGATTTCCTCGCTGTAATCCTGCTCCAGCTTCGGGTTGGCCAGGTTCCCCCATTCCTTCCCGAAAAATATACTGGCAGACACATCCATCCCGATCTGGTTGATATACGTCCGCAGATCTAACCCGAGTTGTGTCTCGCTGACCAGCACTGGATTCAAATCGAAATATAAATCCGTCCCGGCCTGCCCGCTTGCGTCCGCCGCCGCCTGTAAAACGGTCATCACGGTTTGCCATGCAAATTTACGCTCGATCACGGGACCTAAAGATAGATCAGGCGCAACCGTGAAATTAAAGCTGGATAAGTCACGCGCTGCCGTTGCTGAGCTGCCCAGGTTCTCACGCGCTACCGCCTTTATCAGGTCATCGGCTTCAGTGTTTTTAGAAGTCGGTCCGGTCCCTGCTGCATACCCCACAATGCGCCGGTTTAACAGTTCCATCTGGTCCGGCCCGGAGATTATCAGGAATTCGTTGCCGTCGTCATCCTCGGAGTAGACCCATTTTCGGACCATCCCGACCCGCACCAAACGAAATGTTCCACCCTCGGGTGCGCGCCAGAACTCAATCAGGCTATCCAGGCGGATCAGGCTGGCGTCGAAATCCTCCGGCAAAACAACCTCGAATGCGCCGATATCATTGGCGATCATAGACACGGATAGACCCAGCAAGCCATCCAGCAGCGCCAGGCGGTTGCCTGTCGGATCATCCAGCCAGACCTGCCATTGTGCCATTACAGCGCTGCCCCGTCCGCCGCCCAATGGCTGACCCGGTATTCCATCCAGGCCGTCAATCCCGTTTCACCCCAGGCAGTGATCTGGTTGACGCCAGGCAACAGATAAAAATTACCAATATCCGAGGATCGCAGAAAAGCACGCCATACACTGCCGAAATAAGTGGATATGCAGCTTCGCTTTCCGGGTCTCAGGTCGATGACCAGCTCCTCGCCTGCCTGAATCGTATAGTTGAACCACAGCGTAATCCCGCTAGTCTCATTCTTGAGCCAGAAAATTCTGATCCCGGCTGCCGTCAAATTTTTTAGGTGGATGACCGGATATGCGGTGCAGGTCCCCGCATTCGTGATTGCGGTCGCCACAGATGCCTTAGCCGTTCCGCTGGTGTTATATCCCAGATAGATTCTAGAGGCTTTGATTGCAATTGTCCATGCAACAGGAGTGCCCGGCAATGTCACATCGATCGGCATCCATGAGCTCCCGTTCCATAAGGCGACCCCTTGTGCAGTTGTAATGCCGCCTGCACTGGTAAAATAGCCTGATACCCACAGCATGCCGAATTCGTCGAATTGCAAATCTTCGACCTCGTTATTCACTCCAGAGCCAAGCGCGCTCCAGGCCGATCCATTCCATTTGGCTATATTTGCGACCGTAACTCCACCAGCCGCATTAAATAATCCACCCGCAAATAAAACCCCATCGTTTCCAAAAACGAGAGATAGACAATGAGGTGTAGAACCAGTTAAGCCACTCCCCAACGCAGAAAACGCTGCGCCATTCCATTTCGCAATCGAGGCAGCCGAAACTGCGCCTATGGTCGTAAACATGCCGCCGATGTAAAGAACATTATTCGAGGCTACGCACAACGATTCAACCCTGTTATTCGTCCCGGTAGCAAGTGCGCTCCATGTTGACCCATCCCATTTGGCAATTCTATCAACCGTTACCCCGCCCGCCGTTGTAAAATCGCCACCCACATAAAGGTTCCCATTATGGTCGAATACCATGCACCAGACATCGCCATTCGTGCCTGTGGTGCCCAGAGCGCTCCACGCCGATCCGTCCCACTTTGCAATATGGTTTACGGTTGTCCCGCCAGCTGTATGGAAATAACCACCAGCATAAAGATCACCATTTGGAGCCAATGCCAGACAGTTTACAACATTATCCATTCCGGTTGAAAGAGGGCTCCAGACCGATCCATTCCATTTAGTAATACGGGCCGTATTTGCCACCCCACCAGCCAGGGTAAAAGCTCCACCCACGTAAATGCTTCCATCCGCCGCGATCACGATATCTTCTGCACGCTGGTTCAATCCGGTGCCGAGCTTGGCCCAGGTCTCGTTGATCTTGCTAAGGATATAATCCGCATTAGTCAGATCCTGAGTTAGAGCAATCAGTTGCGCCGCTGCGTTCCCTTCCTCGTACCAGAACGGGTCGTCATAGGCAATCAGCCTCAGCTGGATCTCCTCGTAAGTCCAGTCCGTCTCGTTGTATTCCAGCCCGCTGTCATACACCGCCGCGATCTCCAACGCTTTGGCGCTGTTGGCGCCGGTGTATCTCAATATAAACGGCTGGTCATCCTTAACTAAATCCGGCTTGAACGCATCGACCAGGTCCTTGCGCAGGCTGTGCAGACCGGCGAATGTGCCTCCGCCTGCCACACCCAATGTCAGGTCGATAGTCCTGGAGAGCACCTTCCGCCCCTGGAACTTCCCGCCTGGCAGCAGCGGTTGTTTCTGCACCAGGTGCCTGGCCGGTGGCATCCCGATGCCCGTCTCCTGCTTGACCGTCACGCCGTAGCTATCGAAATTGATCTCACGCCCGCCCGCCCTGCTCTGCGCATCCCGGCTGCTGGTCGAAGCATGCGCCCCAGCCAGCCAGGTGCAGTCTTGCTGGTCCCCATCGATGTAGGAGACATCGTAGGCGGCATGCAGGCATAACAGCCCATCGATGTAAAAGACACCGGTAGAGGCTGAATTGTTCTTGGCGCTATACAGCCGGAAGTTGGCCGTGGCGTCCGCCATCCAGGTCACAACCACCCGCTGCCAGTCTCCGATACCGGTAAATAGTGTCGTCCCCTTGACTGTCCCGCCCGTGGTCCCGAAGTAGATCACATACGGCACGCCCAGCACGCCCCACACATCCACACTGAAGGTGTAACTCTGCCCGCTCGTCAGGCTCACCGTCCCAAAGAACGCCCCATCATAGGCATTGGACGTGGGTGTGATCTGCAAACAGGCCGCCCCGCGCCGCTGCTTGGTGGTCACGCGCGCAATGGCGCTTGCAATGGCCGAATAGCCCGTCGTGTCGACCTCCACCGACGGGTTGGTTACCAGGTTGGATTCCGCAATCCCTGTTGGGACCAGCACACTCCAATAGCTCATAATTTCTCTCTGCTCTTTCTGTTCTCTAAAATCTCTGTGCTCTCTGTGATCTCTGTGGTGAAATTCTTAAGCTCTTGCCCATGCGCGCATCCTGCCGAAGTCCGATAACACCGACGATGTCTCCGAGTTCGAGTACACCGTTAAGTTGTTTGTGACATGCGAGTTATTGACCACGCCGCCCATGGCGGATCCAGCCATCCCGGCCCCAGCGATGGTGATATTCCCTGTGGCTTTCATCAGGCCCAGCGCAAACCCCTGGCCAGACAAGAACCCCAGCTGCTCGAACACCGCCGAAGGCGACTTGATCCCCAAAAAGCCCTTGATGGCTCTGATGATGGCGCTGGCCATCCCGGAGATCGCCTTGATCACCCAATCGATGGCATTGGTGATGCCGTTGGCGATCCCCCTCACAATGTTCATTCCGACTTCGCCCCAATCCGTGGTTTTGAAGAAGGTGATGATATTCTTGATCAGGTTGGCCACGCCGGTCTTCAGGCTCTCCCAGGCATTCGCAAAAATCGTCTTGATGGCATTCCAGGCCGTGTCCCAGGCCTGCCGTAGCAGCTCGCCGAACCTGGTCCAATCCCCGCTGAAAGCCGCCCTAAACGCTGCGAAGATCGTGCTGACCACCTGAAAAAATACTGCGAAATAGGCCTGGATCGCAGCGAATACCGTCTTAATAATCAGACTGATAAATGCCACTGCCGAGGCCACGATCTCCCGGATCCCGCCCCAATTGTTGGTCCAGGCTGCATACAGCAGCGCAATGATCCCAATCACCGCTGCAATGATCGCAATCAGCGGGAAGGTCAGGATCCCGGCCACCGCTCCAACCACAGGAATGATTGCGCTCAGCGCAGGGATCAGAGTACCGATGATCATCAGCAGCGGCCCGATTGCCGCCACTACTGCCAGCACGATCACAATGATCTTCTGCGTCTCTGGGCTCAGCTCGCGGAAACTCGCCAGCCAGCCGGTGACCGTCTGGACCACCTGCGTCACAATCGGCAATAGCTGCGCTCCTAGTGTCGCCGCCGCGTCCCCCAGCTCCGCCTTTAGAATGCGGGATGAGTTGGCCAGGCCGTCGCTGGTCCTGGCGAAGTCTCCCTGCGCGGTGGTGGTCTGCTGCATGATCAGGGCATAGCGCGCCGTGACCTTCTCCGCTTCGGTCAGGTTGCCGTTGGCGTCTCCCAACCCCATGGCCAGCGCTTGAGCCTTCATAGCCGTCTCGCTGATATTGACGCCCAGGCTGCGCAGCGGCTCTGTCTCGCCTACCAATCCGGATCGTAGCTTCTCTAACACCTCGGTTGGATCCAAGTTATTGAAGCTCGCCAGGTCCGCCGCCAGTTGCAGAAGATCCGTGCTCATGTCCGCCGCCGGCGCCTGTCCCATCCCCATGCTCACGAACAGGTTCCCGAATGTGCCGGCTGCTTCCAGCGCCGCCTGCTGGGTCATCCCCAGGTTGGTGGCTGCCGAGCTGGTGAACTGTTGCACCGCTTTGGCGCTGTCTCCGAAGACCACGTTGCTCTTGCTCAGCGTCTCGTTCATATCCGAGGCAGCCTTGATCGACAGCGCAAACCCGGCCACAATCGGCGCGGTGACCGTCAGGCTCATCGTCTTGCCGATCGACGAGAACTTATCGCCGATGCCCTTCAGGGTGACAGCCGCTTTCTTGTCGGCGTCATCCAGGCCTTTGTCGTAATCGGTCTTGTCAATTCCGAGTTTGACTAAAAGTGTCGATAAAATTGTCAAACCTCAGCTCCATTCGCCCCGGCCAGGATCGCCCAGGTGCGCATCATCTCATACACGTCGCCCGCCGACTTCGAGCGCTGTTCTTCAGCGCCATCTTCGTCTTCCTCAACCCCAAACTGCAGCATGAAGTCCTTCGGATCGGCGGCCTTGCCCCGCTTCGGGTCGCGGTTGACGTTGTGCACCATCGCCGCCACCAGCCCGGCGTGCAGGTTGTCGCGCTCCGCTCCAAACGGCTCCAGCATGTAATACGCCATCCATTCGGACAACTCCCGGCTGCTGATCCTGTCCAGCAGCTCACCGACCGTCATTCCCAGCGCCAGGGCTAGTCGGAAGTAGAACCTTCGCTCTGGTCGCTCGTGGAGTTTTTTGTGAGCTCCTCCACGTCAGCATTGCTCAGCCCGGATAGCCGCTGCGCCACCTCGAACACCCGTTGCAGCGCGCTGGCACTCTTCCTGCCCAGCTCGCGCACGTCCGCATCCGGGAACAGCCGCTTGCCAGCTTCGTCGACCATGCACAGCGCGCATAGTTTTGCACGCAAATTATGCAGGTCCACCCCCGGCTTCTTCTTCCCGTTCTGGGTGATGATACTGGTCTCCAGGTCATCCCGTTGCACGCCGGTCAGACCCTGCACCAGCACCTCCCCGCCCCATTCCGGCACGGAAACGGTCTCCACCGGTCGGTCCACCGCCGATAGAATCTCTTCTCGTTTGAGTAAAGCCATAAAGACTCCTTGGTCTTATCTGCGTTTTTCTGCGTTCGTCCGCGTCCTATCTACGGTGTGATCGTCGGTACGCCGGTCGGTTGGATCTCCACGTTGCACACGTACTCGTCTTCCTGCTCGGCGACGCGCCCGATCTTCTGGATGAACCCAGAGAAGGCGATAATCTCGGCCGCGGCCGGGTCCTGGACGCTCATGCTCAGCGCCGTGGTGGCCGTGAACGCCGTGAGCATAGCCGCGTGCGTGGTTGCGGACTTGTCCCAGCCGAGCTTCACCTTGAACGAGTTGAGCTTGCGCTTCCCGGTATCAACGTACGTCGTCCACCCACCAGTTGCATCGTGCCCGGTAGCTTCTGCCAAAATCTTCTCGAACTCCGGAAATTCCACTTCCTTCAGGTTGGTCACCACCGTCAGCGTCGTGCTGATCATCACTTTCAGTACTGCTCCAAAACCACCTTGTAGTGCCATTGTCTATTCTCCTTTTTCTATAACGATTTAACTACCCAGTTATCAAACTTGCAGCCGTTATCATCAGACGAATAATGCCCGATGTGCAGCCCGACTTTTGTACTGAGCGCCACCGGCGGGATATATGAGTTCAAAAAATTTCCATCCAGAAACACCCGCACCAAGGTTGGGGTTATTTGCATTTTTAAGCTGTAGGTCGTGTTAGCCGTATAAAAATTCCCTAAACCCGCCTTGTGGCATACATCCGAATATCCATCATAATGGTGAATCACCTCTATTTCGTGGAATGTGGGTTGCGTTGTGTCGTCACGAATAATCCTGGCCAGAAAATAATGAGTGGCATCGATGTAACACACGATCCCGGCCACGATATGCGCTGGATCAGCTGGAGTAGTGATGTCCACTGATACCTCGATGGACGTTTCCGTAATGGGCATCGTAACCGTCCCTGTACCAGATGTGCAGGATACCATCCCTGCCCCATCTAACTCAAACTGCCCAACATCCGCTACCCATGCTCCACCTACATTTGGCGTATGCGCCTCCAGGTGTCCAGCGCCACCCGTAAAGGTATCACTAGCAATAGTTGCTCCAGGTGTCATAGCGTTCAAGTTTGAACGCCCGGATTGTATCTCGGTTGGCAGGGTCATCGTCAATGGAAACATCACCAAATCGTCAAATGTTGGTTCAGTTCCCACGCCATGAGCCATTAACCCTAATCCGGCTGCGGTCATGAATGTTGCATCGGTTGCGTTGAAAAGAGGGATATTGTTTTTTATCACTCTATATTTATCTCCCTCCATGTAGACTGCCATATCAACAGTCGTATTTTGTGTCCATTCCCCACCCAACGCAATGTTGCTTTGAGAGTTCGCCACCACTTTGACGAGGTCAACTGTTCCACCGGCACTAATTAATGCAATATAATTGCTAACATCTTGATAGCGCAGGACGATCCCCCAATTGGTAGAGCCTCCCGCATAGGGAGGACAGTCCACCTTGCATTTGACAAGACCGTCTGCCGAGGCCGGTGGGGTGGTTAGCATTGCAAGTTTAACCCCATTATTAACCCCATCCGTTCGGCTAAGTTTGCCGCTATTGATTGTCCAAGTTGCACCTGCTTGTAACGACCATCCCCCACCCGTGTCGGCGGTGTGGACTGCTAGGGATGTGCCATCTGAATCTGTGTACGTATCGTATTTGTAGGCAATCCCGTTAAAGGTCGCCCAACTACCAGCCAGATCAACAATCCTGGCATCGGCCAGATAAAACCCGTTAGGATAATTCACGCTCCGGTTGTACCAGGATATGACCGGATAGAGTGGACTGGTCGTGTCCGCTCTATCCACCCACCACAAACGTGCATTTGGGTAGGCGGGGATAGTCCCGAATATACCAGGATGATTGACTCCTGTAGTTACCGGACTTGTGTAAGCACCTGGAGCGGACATTAATAAGTAAAATCCAGCGGATTGCTCTATGATCGTAACTAGCATTTCTTCCGGCTGAATCGCCATCACAATCGGAGCGTAATAACAAAAGCCGCTCGGAATTGTTATTTTGACAGTTGCAACACTCTCCTGCCAAATTCCGAATCCGGCAGTATCCGGCGCATTTGGCGCTTGCGTGGTCGCCAATGCTATCCACCAGTTATTAGCAAAATAATCGGCAGGGATTACGATTGCCGAGAACGCCCGCCCCTGTGCGCGTGCGAAGCCTGCGCCAGCGTCGTCAGTCCATACAAGTCGACATTCCCCCCACACCGCCGAGGCTGGCTGCCCACCGCCACGCAATGCACCACCCAGGGTCAGAATGACACTTTCCACGTCCGTCACCACCCGCTTACCATGACCTGGCTCTGATAGTGTGCCATCGACTGCACCCACCCCCAAGGCGGTAATGAACTCATCGCCCAATGGAAATAGATCGTTACCGAGCTGATACATAACGATCACATCCAGCCGCATCGTGCTGCTACCGCTTACCATGTTGTAGCCGTCCTGCTCGTTCTCTACGTGGCTGTATTCCACCGTCACACCGCCAACCCCGCCCATCGCGCCGCTAAACCCATCCAGCGCCGTCACGATCGCCACCGCCACGCTCTTGGCCACTGCGTACGTCGTCGCCCGGCAGGTGATCTGGACCCGCACCGTCTCAAGCCCGCTCGGCCCGTTGTGGTGCAGTATGGGTATCCGGCTGATCACCTGGTAGGCCGCTGCCGGCTGGGCCACATCCTCCGGGATCACATTCGGGTACACGCGCGTCGTGATCAGGGCTGCCACGCCCGCGTTGTTCACCAGGTGATAATACAGCGCCTCTTCGAGAGTCATAACTTCTTAGTCCTGACGTGGATAAATATTGCCACCAGGTAAGCCCCGATGATCGTGATACCCAGGATAGCCAGGAAGTCGAGGCCGCTCATAACTCACCAAAGATCAGGCCCCAGCACTCGACCTTGTTCCCGGCGCTGGTGAACTTCACTTCCAGCCGGTAGATATGCTCTGCCGTGACCGCCTTCATAATCGGTAGGTTGATCACATTTCCAACCACGCTGGCAGACCCGGATGGCATGACGGTGGAGGTTACATCTGTATAGATACCGGCGGTAATATCATAGACTTTCACAGTCACGCTGGTCGGAGTGCCGCCCCAGGGTAGGGTATCGATCCAATAAGCGACCTCTTCATCCACGCCGAGGGGCTTGGGCGTATTGGTAAACTCGCGAGTGCTGCTCATAGTTTCATTCCCTGTCCTCCAGATCCAGCTCATAACCCCGGTTTTGCAAGTTTAATTCAAAGTTTCGTGGGTCCAGATTGAACTCGAACGACCGCGCCGCCAGGATCAACTCGATATAGGCCACATAAAATTCTATATGCTCCAGCGTCTGCGCCTGCGCTAGGTTATCCACCGCCAAAATGTTGTGTTGCGTGAGCGCCACATTGCCCACCGACTGCGCCTGCGCCAGGTTATCCACCGCCAAAATGTTGTGTTGCGTGAGCGCCACATTGCCCACCGACTGCGCCTGCGCCAGGTTATCCACGGCCAGCAGGTTGTGCTGGGTAAGCGCCACGTTCCCCACCGCCTGCGCCTGCGCCATATCCTGAACCACCAGGACATAATTGATAATAGTTGGAGCCGATGTATAAACGTCGAATGGCAGGTTGACCGTAAGCCAGGTCTCGTATGTCCCCGTATTACTCAGGCGCGGCGAGGCTACACCAAACGGGATATTAGCCGTCAGCCAGTTCTCAAATACGCCAGGGGATACAGGATTAGCCATTACGTAATCACCAGGTCGTCAAAGTAAGTTTTGTAATTGCCAGCCACAGCCGTGTTGTTGCTTACCAGCTCCACGATCACATAACCAGGCAGGGCAGCAGGGGCAAGTGTTACGGTTAGTTCATTCCAGCCCGCGGCTGCATTAGCATCTAGTACGACATTATCCGCCACCCCTGGCTGCTTGATAATCATTTGTGGGTTAGTCCCCGCGTAGTCTGCTTCACGATAAACGTAGACCGAGAATGTCGTATTAACCGCCGTCACGGGAACCTGGAATTGCACCCGTCCAGCATCCGCCAGCCTCAGGCTATACGTCCCGGCGTGCGCCTGGGTTGCCGATCTGTCGATCCCGTTGTACTGGATTGCGCCCCATGATTTCTTAGCATCCGTAACGGTGCGGGTCATCCCGAACAGGTCATCGGCGCTCATACCCGTTCCAGCAATGCCACGCAGAGCCGACCATTGCGACAGTTCGCCAAAGAACCACGGGAAGCGATAACCAGCGGATAGAATGGGAGGATTAAACAGAATAGGATAGGCGGTAGAGTTTGCGCCCACGCCAACACTGGCGTTCCGGTCTGTTCCGTTACACCAAAAGTTGTTGTAGTTTTCAACCAGGAAGCCAGCCGCCGCTGCCGCTAGTCCCTGCGTAACTCCGGCGAAAAGACAATTATTAACCTGGATGGTTTGCCCTGCCGCTGGAGAACCCGAATTATTTACACCAGTAGAGCTTCCGATAAAAGTACAGTTTTTTACGGTTATCCCGCCAACCTTACCAATATTTATTCCGCAGTTATTACCCGATCCTATAAATAAACAGTCCTCAACCAAATGAGCGGCATTATCAACAGTTACCGAATGCGATATATACATATGGCTGCTTTTAGTCGGGAAGAATACACAGCGACGCACAGTATTGGTAGTCCCCGTCCCGGCTATGGCAAATACATTACTATTTGCATTCGTGCCGCCGGATATACAGTCCTCGATAATCCAGTTACCGCAGGATGTCGCGAGGGCAATAATAGACGATGTTGTAGTATCGAAATTAAACCCACGGAACGTCCGGTAATTAATGCTGGTAGCCGTGATGCAGTTGGCGCGTGTAGCGGTCGTGTCATTATCCGATCCCGTCACCCGCACGATCCCGCCCACGCCGTCAGTATTCTGCCCGGTCACATCCCCGATGTAGGTGATCGGCGTGCCTGCCCCGCCGCTAACATCACAGGTCAATAACTCGCGATACACCCTCGGCGCGACGTAAACCGTGTCACCCGCCGCAATAGCGTTTTTGGGTGTGCCGCCCGCGTGGGCATCCTCAGCCGCGTTCAGGGTAAGTAGCCGCGTCGCCCAGGACGTGCCGAGGGCCGTATCATCACCACCTAAACCAACGTAATACGTCGCCATTATCTACGCCAGATTGGAACGTTAATAGTTAGATCCAGATTGACATTTGTACCACCCTGCCAGGTAGCCGTGCCGACTGGCTGTCCAAATGCCTTGAAGGTCAACTTGTCACCCTGGATACCACCATCTATACCAGGCCTGCAAGGGTCATCCGCCCGCACGATCACCGAATAGACCACAAAAGTCTGCCATTTGAAAATAGTAGTCCAGGCAACCTTTACACCCTGGTCGTATACCGCCAATTGGCTACCGATCACAGCGGTCGGGTTATTGGTCGTGATGTAGCCCCAAAAGCCGGAAGGGAGACCAGGAGGCGGGCAAGCCGCTTGCGCGGGCGTGAAACCCACAAGGACGAACAGGATTAGAAAGGCAATCAATAGTCGTTTCATTTTCATTCTCCTTACGATGGTGCTCCTGCGTTGAATACCCAGGCTGGCACGTCCACCGTGCCGCCCGCTGTCAGTGCCTGGCTGGTGCACGTCGTCACCAGCAACAGGGTCGTATCCGCCACCCTCACCAGCGCCACGTGTGAGGCAGTACCGCCAATATCAATTGGCACTGCCGATTTCGCCGCCATCGTCACCTTGCGCCCGTCCGGCGTCCCTGCGGCTTTGGTGAAGTCTCCGCCCGCCATAGTCACGTCGGCTAATTCATAGGTGGTGATCGCTTCCGTGTAAGTCGTTGGCTGTGTTGAGCATACACACATCCTGGTTGCGGTTGCGATCTCATCCAGTTCCTTGTCATTGACTGCCGTCGGCAAAAGTTTAGCCATGTATCACCTCGCTTGTTTGATTTTGCGACATATCGTCCACCTTAAGGACGTAATGCGGGATATCCCCCAAACGTCGGTTGATCGCCCCCCGCAATTGGCGCAGAGTTTCCTCAATTGTTGCCTCATCTCCGCAACTGACGAGTATTTCTACACATAAGGCTTTAATTTCTTCCATATTTCCTCATTTCTCGATTGCCTTCTTCAACATTTCGCCAGCTCTCGCCACCGCCGCATCTTTTCGGCTGTCGAACGCCGGTCGCATAAACGGCGCGGCTGCGATCCCCGGATGCTTGACCACTCTCCGCACCACCGCCCCTTCCCGTCCCACGAAAGCCAGCGCCTGGCGGGATTTACCATCGATCTCATGCGCGCCGGCCCCTGTCTCGAAGAACTGGTAGAACCAATGTTCTTTATTCGGGCCGATCGACACGACCCGCCTGCCTGGCGTGGATTGATTCTCGTCAATCTCGACTTCGATATGCGGGCCAGGCGCTTTGCTCTGCGCGGCCGCCCGGATCTCCTCCGCCCCGGCCAGCGCCGCCTTCTCGAACACCGCCGCCACGTCCACTTTCAGCCGTCTGAACGCCTCCAGCAGCTCCTTATCGCCCTCGATCTTCGCCGTAATCTTCATGCCACCACTTCTTGCACCATCAGCAGCATCTCCCGCTTGCTATTCTCGTCCGGCAGCACCGCCAGGATGTCATACGTGTGATCGCCGTACACCGCTCGCATGGTCGGGCCAACCGTGTCCCGGTAGCGTATCCTGATCTTGGATGTCACCGTCGCCTGGAGCGCCTGTCCCTCGATGAATTCTCGCCCGGATAGCGGCTCGACCGATGCCCACAGCTCGTCCAGATCGCTCCACGTGACCACTTCCTCACCGTAAGTCGACCTGGTGACCGTCTTGCTCTGGATCGTTACCCGCTGCCGAAGCTTTCCCGCTCTCATGCCATGCTCCAGTCAAGGTTTGGGTACAGGATCTCGCCCTCCGGCGTTTTATGCCCGCACACCACGCTCATATCCGCCGCCTGGCTGAAGCCCGCTCTCAGCACGTCCTGGCAAAAGCATGTGTCGCAATGCGCGGTAAACAGGTCCTCTATTCTGAACTCAATCGCTTCCAGCACCCTTCTACGGATCAGCACGCACCCCAGACCGCCGCCGGTGCAAGGATATTGCCCCAATTTCACTGCTCGTTTCAGCAAATACCGCTCATAGCTCAGGTTCGAGCCCAGGTTGGTATTTGGCGCCGGATAACGCTCGTTGATGCTGATCACATCCACCGACCGGAAACGATAAACCCCATACGCGCAATCTACGTTCAGCGCCGCCAGCTTCGTCAAAGTATCGGGAGGCGGAATGATGTCGCTCTCGACCACCAACATGGCGTCGTACCTGCCCGCCAGGAAGGTCTCCCGCCCGCGCGTGTACTGGTGCAGGTGGTTGGCGATCCCTTTCTTGCCAGGATCGTCCTGCGCGGAGATCGGGTTATCCCGCTGGAAATCGAACGTGATCGCCCCGTCCCACTTCAACCCCAGAACAGCCTGCACCGTCTCGGGCTCCAGTCTCAGAACCGGCGTGAACACCAGCACGTCCTTCACCGGCTCCGCCTGGCGGTCTGGGTAGAAATGCTCCATCGTGTCTTGCCAATCCGATTCGTTCGCCCGTTCTACGATCAGCTTGCGCTCCAACGCATGCGCGGTGGGCCAGTCGGTCTCCACCGTCGTCCCTGCCCAATATACCGAGCCATCGATCACCGTGTCTTGCAATAACGATACCTTCATGCGAAGAACCTGTCCGGCCACCAGCAGTTTGCCACTGACATAGGCAACTCCATCACATTCGTCCCCACGATCGTTGCTTCCCGGTTCTCATACCAGTGCCCGATCAGCATCAGCATCCCCTGCCGGATATTGACAGGAACGTTCGCCGCTGCTGCTCCATAGCCGCATACATACTGCACCACCACGGCCTGCGCTTCGAGCAACGCATCTCCTGGCCAGGCGCAGTTGTATTTCAGCTTGACGATCCCCGGCTCCCGTCCGACGAACACCCGGTAATTCGTGGCTGCGAAAGTGCTCTGCGTCCCGGCCCGAATGGTGTACTTGATGCTCGTTATCGAGACCAGCGGAGGCAAGGGCAACCTGATCTCATCGCATCCCGGAAAGGTATCCAGCACCAGCTCCCAGGTCTGGTTGATCAATGCGCGGCGCATGAATAGCTCCGCCTGCCGGCGCGCTGAGCTGATCAGCCCGGCGATCAGGGTGTCGTCGTCGCTGACATCCACCCGCAGGTGTAGCTTTGTCTCAGCCAGCGTCAGCGGCTCCAGCGCCGGTCCTGTGATCAGGTTCAATCCCATATCAACCTTCCTCGTTTACTCAACGCCCGTTCTTTCGGCCCGGTGATCGCCAGCTCGGTCTGGCCAGCCGGGAGGGGAGGACTCCCGGCCTGGTCAGGTCCACCGATAAACTCGAATAAGCCAGAATTCACCAACTGGATGCCCGACGAATATACTTCCAGCTCATCGCCCTGGTGAATTACTAAAGCATCCCCGGTGATAAGTCGTAAATAACCATTCTTGACCGCTTTAAGTCTCATTTTCTAGGTATCCTGAGCCTGTCGAAGGATCGGCCACAATACCTGGCCATCCGCAGATTTATGCCCGCAGATCACGCTCATATCCGCCATCATCTTGTATCCGGCCCGATGGACCTTATATAACCATTCGTTATCGAAGTAGCCCCGATCCTCTGGAGGCTCGAACGGCATCTCTTCCAGCACCTTGCGCTGGATCAGCACGCACCCCAGCCCGGCCCCGCTGCATTCGGTCTGCCCTTCACTGAGCGCCTTTTCCCACAATTCAGGATGTAGGCTCAGGCTCTCACCCACGTTGCGCGAGGCCTGTGGCCACGGATAATACCGATTCATCACATTGACCACCGGCATCTTGCCCCGGAACATATACACCCCATACGCCAGGTCTGCTTCCAGCGCGGCCAATTTAGTCAGGGTATCCGCCGGAGGGATGATATCGTGCTCGATGATCAGCATGGCGTCATATCTCCCGGCCAGGAAGGTCTCCCGCCCGCGCTGGTATTGGTGCAGTACGTTCGCATGCGCCTCGTCGATCTCAGCCTCACCCTGCGCCTCCACCCGGTCCCGAATCCCCTCGCGCGTAAAGAAGGGATTGTCCCGCTGGAGCAGGAAAGAGATTGGACCATCCCACTCCAGCGAGGTAATTGCTTGCACGGTCTCCGGCTCGATCCTCAACACCGGAGTGAACACCAGCACATCCATCAGCAGTTATGCTGACGGGTGGACACCAAACCCGATGGCTTCCGCGACCAGCACTTTGTAGACTGCGCGGAAGTAGTAGTTGATGACCACTTCGCCATAGCTGGAGCGCGTGTAGGGATCGCGCAGCATGGTCATGCTCGGCGCTTCCCGTAAGGCCACGTAGTTCCAGTTACCGAAGTACACGCTCTTGGCGCTGGCTGCCGTCGCCCCAGACTTGGCGCTGTATTTCACCGGGAAGCCGAGCAGGCTCGGTCCTTCCTCGTTGCCCATCGCGTTGTTGGCATAGCGCCGGATGCTGGTGTCGTCCAGCAGCACGATCTCGCCATGCACCGCCCGCTGCATCACCCACGACACGCTGCCGGTATCGTCCATGTAGTTGCTCAGCGCTTCGTTGAAGGTGATCGGCTCCAGCTCGTCCACCGCGATGACGGTCGCTGATGCGAACGTCTTCAGTGTCGTTCCACTGGCAGCCACTTCGGTCAGCAACAGGGCGTTGTGTGTCTTCGCCAGGCCGCGCCCCACGAAGTCGCCCAGGAAGGCCATCAGCTGGCTGTCTTCATCTTCCAGGAGCTGGTAGGTCAGGTCAATTTTCTTCGTGTACATTAAAAGCGTCATGGCGATCTGGGTTGTCGCCGGGGCGTCCCGGTCGAACGCACCCGACTCACTGGTGACAATGAACTCACCGTCGTCCTCGTTGTCCACCGGCACGTTCACCGTGGTGCCCTTGCCAGGGATTTTGCGCACCCCCAGCGCGGTCGCCAACATGGATTCGTCCCGGCGTGCGATCACCTGCTGGTAGTGCCCGGTTGGCACCAGGTACTGCCCGTCCACGTTGGTCGTGATGTTCATTGTCGTGTCGTTGGAAGCGCGCTGCTCCATCAACCCGCCGCCGTCGCCGGTGCGGATGTAGTGAGCAAGCGCCCGCTCTTCCGAGTCGCCCAGCTTGATCCGGTTGTACGCCGGCGCCTTGCGGTCCTCGATCACGCCTTGCAATCCACCGGCCATCTCGCCGATCTTCTCAGCCCGCTCGGCTCGCTTCAGCAGGGC